CCTGTCTATACAGGTATGGACATGATGGACGACAGGACATTATCTATATATATAATATATAGTTGTCTGTCGCACGACACTACCGTATTTTATGGTTCTGTCGCGACAACGACACCACCGTATTTTTATAATGCTGTCGCTATTAGGACACGACCAGAATTTTACGGTTCTGTCGCTAATTTTATTACAGGGATAATATTGCCTGTATTTTTATCTATTTGGTATTTTTTAGATGTTTTTATTCGTCTTTCGACAGTCCTAACTGTTATACCTAAATAATCGGCCACATCCTCTTTCGATGGTGGTTCACCGTAATTTGCTTTTTCGATAGCTTCATCAAACTCTATCAGCTTTTGCTTTTTATCTTCCTTCGCATTCTTTTTGCGAGTTTCTTTAGCTCTTTGCCAGCTCGGTTTATCATCGTCCAGCTTAATATCCGCTAACATGCCTGATTCATCGAGTGCATGCACTGGATAGCTGAACCACATGTTCACTGGCTTGAATTTGGCAAACTCTCGAAGCGTACCTTCCACACGCCATGCGGTTGCTATCTGGATCTTGTTGCGAACTTCTTCGAGCTTGTCTACATAAGGAGCACGAGCCATGACATCAGGGATCCCTTTTTCAAAGTGTGTTCTCATCTGCGCTGGACTTAATAGGTCATCTAGTCCGACATTTTGCTGGTAATAGGCATTATTTCGCTCTTGCAAAGCCTGCTTGTATACTTCGCATGCTGCTTGGTTCATCCTCTGAGTAAGTAATTCTTCCGACACTTCCAGCTCTACTAAGTCAATAAGCGCATCAGGATCTCGAGCAAATACACCCGAACCACTAGCACGGTCCATGGACTTCTTGCCACCTTGCGAACCTTTTGAGTGGTGGTGACAGTAGATAACGCTAGAACCTAACTCTGTGGCCACTTTATCAAATTGATTCGTAAAATGTGCCATCTGGTCTGCACTGTTCTCGTCACCAGTCAGAACTTTATAAATCGGGTCAATGATGACTGCGATATAATTCTTTTTCAAGGCTCGACGAATAAGTTTGGGCGCCAGTTTGTCCATCGGTACGGTCTTTCCACGCAGATTCCAGATATCGATGTTTTGGATATTCTGCGGTGCCAACCCCATAGCCTGATAGACATCACGGAAACGATGCAAGGCAGACGGACGGTCTAGCTCTAGGTTGACGTATAATACACGTCCTTGGGTACAATCCCAACCAAGCCACTTCTGACCCTCGGCAATTGCAATTGACATCTCGATTAATGCGAATGACTTGCCGGCCTTAGACGGTCCAGCAATCAGCATCTTGTGACCTTGACGAAGAACACCTTTAATCAGCTCAGGAGCCAATTCCGGCAAGTTATCCCAGCTATCGGCCAGCCCCTCAGGATCAGGCAGGTCATCGTTCAAATCTTCGATGTATTGATACCATTCATCCCAATCGGTCTTACCAATATTCGTATCTACCAAGAATTGCTTCTGTCCATTACGGATGAACCCAGGCATACGAGATAGTCTACTTGGATTTCGATTCTGTGTATCGACGATAATGCCGTTTTTTTGACAAATCTTATAAAGATAATCAACTCTATTACGGTATTCTTCGTAATTCTTGGCATCTACTTTGACGATGGCATGTAGCGACTTGTTTCCACTGTGAACCAAAGCAGCAATCGGCAATTCAAGTTCTTTGTAGATGGCATTCTGCTTGTCAATCGGCATGCTATCGGATTCAACCAGGGCATATCTGAAATCTGTCACGTTTTCATTTTTTGCGCCTTTCCCGTCCATTGGATTGAATCGAACCCATGCGCCGGCTTCTTCGTGGTAGTCACCCAAGACTGCCCCGATATCACCATTACACTGACTCAACTCTTTAATAAGTTGGCCAGCCGTCCGGTCATAGGCCCCCTTAGTTGGCAGCCATTTGACAATCTCGCCAGTTTCGTCGTCAGTCTTTGGATAGCATTCCGTCACATAACCAACGTTTTCGCCAGCTTCAAAGAGTGTTTCAAGGTATTTGATAATTTCCTGAACCGGGTTCCAAATAGTCGGCTCATGGATTTCCTTACCTTCAATCCAGTCTTTATTAATGACACGATAATCACGATCTATTGTATCGGTCCAGCCTAACTCATGCGCGTTCTCGCTATCATAGCTGGATTGCGACACCCAGCCATTTTCTTTAGCAAGTTGGGTAATAGTAGCACCTGTTACGATAGTTCCTGCTTGTTCGTTGAAAGTATCCCATTTCTTAAAGCATTCGAATTTCTTGTATCGACTATCATTTTGTGACCAGTTATCCCAGTCGGATGCCGTATAACCCTCGTGCTTCAAGGCCATGCCCACATCGACCCATGTCTGGTAGTCTACCGTGGCAGGATTGATATAATCCAGCAACGGCAACAAATTAAAATCATTCTCTGCCACTGTTTTCTCCTTTAAAATAATAATAATTGCTTCTTTGGTTGATAGTTCATCCAAAGAACTTCCGTTCTCGGTAGTCCTTTCTCTGCAGTCGCCGAGAACTCCACCCTTTCCCAATTTAACAAACGTTTATTATACAAGTCGCTATCATATCCGCTTAGAAGAACGTTAGCTTTGGACTGATTCAACATTTCTAATAGTTCTTCGTGGTCACGGTCATCCATTTCTACTGAATATTGCTTTCTCGTCCTTGTGCTAAGGACGTAGGGAGGGTCTACATACATGCAGACATCTTCCCGACTATATTTCTCTATCAGTTCAATGGCTGGCCGACATTCAATCTGAACCTGCTTTAATCGCAATGTCATTTCTTGGATTAACTCTGGCAGATCATTCCAATGTTTGACTGCGTAAGCTCGTTCTCTGCCGTTAATATCCGTTTTCCAACCAGATTTTTCAATATTTCGAAAACCGTGGCTCATAACAGAACGTATGATGAAATTCAGAGCTTTATCAATCTCATTCTCTGACCGAACTTCCCAAGCATTGTCATAAATCCTTCTACTGTAAGGAGTCAGAAAGATTTTTTCGGCCAGCGCTTCAGGTTCCTGTTGTATCACCTGAAAAAGATTAACCACATCATCATTTAGGTCGTTAACTGTCTCAATAGCGCTAGTTTTTTTGGTAAACAATACCGCACCACTACCAAAATAGGGTTCTAGGTAGGTTTTGTGTTCAGGTAATAGTTCTACTATCCTACCAGCAAGATTCCACTTGCTACCTGGATATCGTAAAAGAGATTTCATACATCACCCCGGTACATATTCGGCTGGTCGAACGCCAGTAGGTAATCTCCATCCGTTAGCTGCAATGCGATCAATCATATTTCTAGCGTGGTCAAATTGCCACATGCCCACATCTTTGAAACCACGCCCCTCCAGGAAGCGAATCTGTTTTGGTGTAGTCAAGCCTTCAGATTGGCGTTTGTGCAATCTATCTAAATACAACGCAGCCTTTCCAGCGTTGTCGATTTCGTCAGGAAGTATTCCGTATTTCTCAAGTGCTTTAATTTGCTTATCACTAGCAGGTGCCATCTCCCATCCGAAGTTAGGCACATAGTTCGACAAGTCTTCAGCATGGATAGACATTTCAAATTGCAATGGATCCACTAGCTTGCGTTTACGCTTGCGCATTTCTTCCAATTGTTTTGCCAAAGCCTCTTCACGCTGTGCGACGACGTCCTCGGTTGCCTTAACTTCCATATCTTCGAGGTCAAGCATTACACCAGTTTGCTCTTCCATGTTCTCAACCATTTTCTGAGCAACTTCTGGAGTCTCACAGATTAAGTGAGCTGGCCGACACAACTCGTGGCGTTCGGTGTGCCAGAGGAAGTCTAGCAAGAGCAATTCTTCCTTGCCTGGATGCAAGCGAGTCCCACGCCCCACCATTTGAGAATAGAGCGCTCGCACTTTGGTAGGCCTTAGCACAACTACGCAATCTACTGATGGGCAATCCCAGCCTTCAGTCAAGAGCATAGAGTTACAAAGAACGTTGTAGCGGTCATTCTCGAAGTCTTCTAAGACTTCTGCACGGTCCTTGGACTCTCCATTCACTTCAGCAGCGCGAAAACCTTTTGCGTTTAGAATATCTCGAAACTTCTGCGATGTCTTCACCAGTGGCAAGAATACGACCGTTTTGCGATCAGCACATTGCTTAACCATTTCGTCTGCTATCTGCTCCAGATAAGGATCTAGCGCCGTTCCGACGTCGCTAGCTTTAAAATCACCCGCTGACATACTGACGTTTGATAAATCCAAGCTGAGCGGAATTGTTAAAGCCTTGATTTTCGATAGGTAGCCTTCTTGAATAGCTTGTACCAGCGAATATTCGTAAGCGAGACTGTCGAAGTAAGAGCCGAGGTTCTTCATATCTCCGCGGTCTGGGGTTGCTGTCACCCCGAGGACGTCTGACTGCTCGAAGTAGCCGAGGACACGCTGATAGCCGTCTGAAATGGCGTGGTGGGCTTCATCGACGACGATCGTATCAAACCAATCAGGAGGGAATTGACTAAGCCGTTTCTCTCTCTGCATGGTTTGGACTGATCCAACGACAACCCGATACCATGAACCGATAGAGGTATTCTCAGCTTTTTCTAAGGCCGTGCCGAGTCCTGTCGCAGTCTTGAGCTTATCGCTAGCCTGTTCCAAAAGCTCTGACCTATGAGCAAGGACAAGCACGCGCTTGCCCTCTTTCACTTGGTCTTCAATGATTTTGGAGAAGACGATTGTCTTTCCACAACCTGTTGGCAATACTAAGAGCGTGCGCTTGCGACCTTTAGCCCATTCAGCTTGAACAGCCTCCCGTGCTTCCTGTTGATAAGGTCTTAATTGCATCCCTTACCTCCTAAAATTGCCCAGCTTGGTATCCAGCTTGTCCTTGTGGTTGTTGCGCAAAATTCGGCTGCTGTGGTTGTTGGTAGGCCGGTTGTGCAGCTTGTCCTTGTGGTTGATTCAACACTTTTGTGTAATCAACGTCTTCAGGATAGAGCATGGATTTGACTTCGTTGTAATTGTTGTTATTGTATTGTCGAGTTCCGACTTTACATACGCCAGTTGCGCCGATGATGGTATTCCAGTTCATGCGAAGCGGTTCGCCTTTTTTCTTCTGGTCAATAGCAGCAAAGAAAGCAGATAACATTCCTTCAGTTGAGCTGTGTAAGAATAGGTTGTGGCGCAATTCGGTTTCACCTTCATTTGCCACGATTTTGATGCTGACGATAGCTTTGTTACAAGCTGGTAGTTTCCCGGGATTTTGTGGATTCGGCGTGTGACGTGCACGTTCCATGCCAACGACTGTAAAATAGTACAATCCGTCAGGCAGTAGGACGAAATCCGAGTCTTTTTCAATCGTATCTTCCCATCCAAATTCGCGTTCAAAGTTGTTGTATTGTTGTTGTGTCATGTTGTTTTTCCTCTATTTTCTAAAATTTTGATTATACCTTGCTATGATTTCTAATTCCCAAAATCTACACCGTAAAGGGCAATTCTGGTTCTTTTCTAACTTGATTTTCAATAACTTCCAGAGTGGCTTGCCAATGAGCGACAATCATATCCCAATAATCAGGCGGAAAGTTTTCGATCGGAGTTCCTAGCGGGAAGTGCCCGCGAATGTAAGCTACTTTTTGAAGTTCTTCTTCTGTCACGTTACCTTGAGACATGAGGTCCGTCAAACTCTTTGGCAAGCTTGCATGATATTGTTTAGGTAATGTCTGTGGCGTGCTAGGAGCTTCATTTTGTGGTTTTTCAGCTACCTGTGACATATCGAGAGGCAATTCCTCTTGGACTTGCTCAGAGGTTTGCTGTACGGTCTGCTGAGCTGCTGGAGCTACTGGAGGTTGTGGCGGAATAGGTTGTGTTTGTTGACTCGCAAAGATATGAGCGATTCCAGCGTAATGAAACGGCATTTCATCAGGTAACCCATGTCGGTTCTTGGCATCCCACGCTGGGCGATGGTTGGTATACATCACACGTTCACCGCCCTGCGCCTTCTTCTTGCCGTTCTCGGCCGTCATGACTAAGGTCTTGTAATTAGCAAATAGAACCATGTCCGCCCACTCTTTTACTAGTGGAGCTGTTTGGGAACTCGTCTTCTTACCAAGTTTGAGCTCATATCTATCGTAAGAACCCATCTCGTCCGGTTGCTCGAATTTCTTAATCTGAGCGTGCGCAGTCAACACCACGTTAATACCCATATCAACCAAGTCAGACAGACTATTTAAGAAACGTCCCATTTCTTCTTGTACAAAGGTGTATCCCTTGCCCCAGCCAAAATCTTCAATCCCTTGCTTGCCATGTTGCAAACAGATGTAATTAACTGCCATGGATTCCGCCCAGTCGATTGTGTCAATGACGAGCGTCCCGCACTCAGTCGGATTTGCCTTAATGAAAGCAATCTCATTGATGAGCATGGTCCAGCTGGTCGGCTTGTCGAGTCGTGCCACATCCATGTTGTCTGTCGAACCTTCCGTATCGATGAAGACAGCATTTGGAAATTCAGCAGCAAACGTGGACTTGCCAATTCCTTCAGGACCGTAGATAACTACTTTTTGAGCTCGCGCTCGTTTCCCTCTTGTGATTTGCATTATTCACCTCCAAAAATTCCTTCTACCAGCGAGCGTAAAAGTTTTTCTTTATTGATATCATCAACATTCTGAAGCGGTTCGTTAGGTTCTTTTCCGTCTAATGTTTCAATTAAGAATTCAGCTTTTACACGAATTAACTCGGCTTCAAAAATACGAGCCATTCCTTTGTAAACATTTCCTTCTTTAATCAAGTAGTCTTCTGGAATAATCAAAGCATCGTTTACACATTCCACCCAGCTCGCTTCATAAGCTAGACGACCTGTCCGATTTTTATAATCTGATAAAAAATATCCTGTTTTTTTGTCACGTAATACGATAAAAGTTTTTTGTTGTTTCATGATTGTTCTCCTTTAATTTTTAAAATCCACCTTGCCATGTTTGGGGAGCCTGTGCCACCTCTGGCTTAACGCTATACCCGTCTTCAATCAGGATGCTACACTCATCTCCCGTTGATACCCTAGTTGCAATAGCTTGCAAGCCTTCTTGTTCAAGCCATGAACCAAATTCTTGTAGAGTCAACTGGTCCATTTGCTCCAGTTTGTCAATCAACACAAAGCCACATTCTGGCTTCAATTTTCGCACAATTGCAGTAGCAACTTGCAACTGCTGACTACCAGACATGTTGTCCCAACGCTGACCGAGGTAGAGCAGTTCGCCATCATCCACAGACAAGCCAGGCAATGGCAAGTCTGCATTTGTGAGTAAGTCTGTTTTTTGCTTGCGGATATCAGCAATGACGTTGTCAAGTTCCTTGTATTGCTCGCGATAGCCTTTGGCATCTTCTTCCGCCTTATCTTTGTCCAAATTAGCACGCACTTTACGATTGATTTCATCAATCTCTGCGATGTTGTTTTCAATCTCCTCAGTTGATTCATCGAGAAGATCCATGGCATCGGTATTCGCGATAGCCAAGTCTTGAGCTAACTGACTTTCTTTTTCTTTGGCATCGGCCAGCAATTGCTCCAATCGTTCAACTTCTGCAGCTGCTGAGTCGTGTTGATTTATGATAGATACCAAGTTCTGACGCTTGCGGGCATTATCGCCATTTTTCGCAAGGATGGCTTGCTGTTGTTGGATAAGCTCAGCAATAGAGACCAGCTCTTTCGGTGCATCAGGGTAGTAAGGTTGTTCTTTCGCGAACTTTTCCTTTTGGTCAGCAATCACACCGATTGCGTGGCGCTCATCATATTTGGCTTTTTCCTGCATTTCCAGTTCAGCCAATTGCGGACCGACTCCGATGATTTGCAGCAATGTCTTCGCTTTTTCTTTGCTGGTCTGCTCCATAAATTTTGGCAAGTTGATAGCCAGCTCCTCAACGAAACTATCAAGCAAGTTTTGACCAGCCTTGTTTCCACTCGGGTCAATCACTTTGAGAGTGCTGTTCTTACCACTACGCTCCACAATCAAGCCGTTTGATAGCGTGATTTTTAAGCTAGGCGGAATTGTACTGCCTTCTCTCTGAGCTTGGCTAGGCTTGTACTTGTTACCACCCAACGCCCAAGCAATCGCGTCCAGCACGCTTGTTTTCCCCTGGTTGTTATTTCCACCCACGATTGTCAAGCCAGTCGCTGACGGCTCTAATTTGACCGCTTTAACGCGCTTGACATTTTCGATTTCTAATTTATTGATCGTTACCATTTTAAACTCCTTCTTCTACACCTTTTGCAAGTCCCACAGGGGGTTCTACATCATAAGTAAATTGCTTATCTGAATTTCTCAGATTCATGCGTGCAATATTGCTCGCCATCAGCTGACGCTCTTTTTGTTTCATTTCAGCGTGGTCATCTAGTTTATTTACTAGCGACCATAGACCGATTCCTACGATTGTTACCAGGTAAATGTATTCCATCATTTTACATTCTCCTTTTCCTTGTAGATTGCTACGATTTTTTCAAGATCAGCAATACGCTGATTCGCTTGTTGGTATTTTTCTTGAAGGTCAATCAATGCTCTGTTTAAATCCAAAGCTACGATTCTCCAGTCAGTAT